CTACGCCAATTTCCACGACAATTCCACGACCTCTGAAAAACTTTCATCCATACGGCCTGCCACCGCATCCAAATCGTCCTCCCACAAATCAGCATACGTATCCAACGTCATCGCCGCACTCGCGTGGCCAAGCTGACGCTGCACCACCTTCGGATGCGCCCCCGACGAAATCATCAACCCCGCCGCCACATGCCGCAAACCATGAGGCGTCACACGTGGGAAATCATCATCCCTCGCCATACACCGGCCAAGCGCGCAATAAAACCACGTATGATTCGACGGCACCCGCAACGGCGACCCATCAGACCTACACCACACCCAAGAATCCTGAGCCTTCCCGTCCATCAACGGCACCAGCATATCCATCACAAACCTAGGCACAGCTACCACCCGCGCCTCATGAGTCTTAGGCGTACCCACCTCCACCCCAGACCCCACAGTCACCGCGTTACGCCGCACAGTGATACGCCCACGCAGCACATCCACGTCCTGGACTTGCAGCCCAGCAAGCTCACCCCACCTCAGCCCCACGGTGCCTAGCAGCCACACGATTGGCGCATTGTCCCCACACTCGTCAGCGAACATGGCTAACTGCTCCCAACTCAGATACACCTTCCTCGCTTTCGCCTTCCTAGGAAGCGCCACACCCTTCGCCGCGTTAGTCTTCACAATCCCATCACGCACAGCCATATCAAGGATTTGCGACAGCATTGCATGATTCTTCCTCACGATTGATGCGGAACGATCCGTGCTTGATAGCCAGTGCTGAATCTCCGACGACAGCACGGCCCTGACTGGTGTGTCTCCCCATCGTGGTTCGACGTGGATACGCCAAGTCTGCTCCGTTGTCCGCATCGTGGATGGTTTCAGGTGTGTTTGCATCGCGAGCCAGCGCTCACCGAGTTCCTTAATTTTGACGCGCCCGGCATTGGGGTCTATCCAATCACCTTCGCGGATAGCGGTGGCGTTCTTATCGGCCCATGCTTGTGCCGCGCTTTTTGTTCTGAATCCTTGCTTTGTGCGGTTCTTACCGTCAGGGGAGCGGTATTGTACTCGCCACGCCCTGCCCTTCGCGGTCTTGTAGGGCTTAATCGATGCCATAAGATAGACACGTCCTTCCTGATTGTTGGTTGGATATTCCGGCTCCTGGTGCTCGCGACTTCCACATGTTGAGCGCCAAGGGCCGGTCTTGTTTTGTTGGGTGATTAGTCGGCGTAAACCACCTGTATTTCTGTGGTGACTGGACCAAAGTTCACGCCTACTCCAACCTTGCCGCCATGCTTTGGCTTCGTCTCTGTCGACTGGGAGAAGAGGTCAATGAGGTACTTCTCATTGCTTGTGAAGGTTCCGCCGCTGCCCTCGGTCATGCCCGCTTCACCGAGCTTGGTGTAAATGGCGTCACGCTCCGGGCCGTACTCCGCCTTGACGTACTTCTGGGCCAGATTGTTGAGGGTGGGGTCGACGGTGTACCCGTCCCTTTCCATGTTCTTGATGACAGCGGCCCGGACGCGCTGTTCGGGAGTGCTAGCGACACTCGTTGAGCTGGACTCGTTGGAGCTGCCGCCGGGAGCTGCTGAGATACCTGCGATGACGCCGATGATTGCGAGGATGGCGGCGACCGCTCCACCGATGGTTTGGAGGTCTATGCCTTTGAGCATGTTGTTGAAGTTTGGCATTGAGGGAGCCTTTCGGAGAGTTGAGGGTGGTCAAGTTTAGGGACGTTGGCGTGGGTGCTGTGGTCCAGCTGATTACGCGGCTTGTTTCTCGTGGAGAGATTGCCAGGTTCTTAGAATGTGTTTCGTTACTTCGAGCTCGTCCGCTATAGCGGGCAGGTGGCCTTGGTGCCACGCGGCTGCTGCTTCAAACTCATTGGGGGAGATTAGGAGCCGGGCGGCGTATTCGTCGGCGCGACGTTCTTGCCGTTGGTCATAGTGGCCGTTTCCGGTGGGGGTGTCTCCGTAGTGGGCGTGGCCGAGTTCGTGGGCGAGGACGCTTTTGTACTGGCCGATTGATTGGCCGCGCCGTGTGCTGATGATGCGCTGTTGGTGGTCGTACCAGCCGGGTGGCCCGCCGGTGTGGCGTTGTAGCTGCACGCCCATGCTTTCCGCTAGGAGGTGCAGCTGGGCCGCGTTAATCGTCATAGGCATCATTCCTTTCCGCATCCTCGTCGGGGCCGCTGTAGGCCACCGCGCTGAGTGGCATTGAATCATCCACTTCGGACACGGGGGTGAGATGCGGGGTGGAGCTGGCTGCGCAGGCCTCATTGAATTTCTTGTCTATTTCTTCCCAGTTGGAAAACCCTGAGGCCTGGATAGTCTCTCCCAGAACGTCCTTCACATAGGCGGCTTTGATGCTAGCCGCTGCATGTTCAGCAATTTCAGAAGCAGCGTTTAAGGCTAGTGCTTCTGCTTCAAAGGCGTGGATGGTTGCGTGGAGGCGCTCGCCCTTGTTGCTGCCGAGTGAGGCTTCTTCTTCGGTGATGAACTCGGCCTCTACGAGGGCTTCCAGGACGTTGAGATTGAAGGCGCGGGCGAATTTGACGACGAATTCGGGGTCTGCTTTTGCTCCGCCCTTCCATCGGGTAAAGGCGCTCTGATTGAAGCCGGCTTTCTTGGCGGCGTCGCGCATTGTCATGTTTCCGATTATGGGCTCGATGTAATCCCACCAGCGTGTTGAACTCATGCCCCTAACTATATTTGCGCACACGCAAAAGTGCAAGTGATAGCGACAAAGCAAACAAAACTTGCGCAGGAACAAACAGTGATGTAGTTTCATTTGTGTAAGCCCAAACAGGGTTTGCGAAAGAACAAACAAGGAGGTTGCATGACTTTCCTTCATACAGTTCGAGTCCGCAAAGAGTGGCTAGAGAACGCAGTCAATGAAGCAGGAGGCATCGCAGCCCTCGCAGAAAAACTTGATTGCGCACCATCCACAATTAGCCGCCAACTCAACGACAGGGCAGAAGCCGGGCCGCGCCTCATCGGCTCAATCCTCGCGAACTTCCCCGTCACATTTGAGGACGTATTCGACGTAACCGAAGAAGAAATGCGCATACGACGAGTCAGAGTCCGCTCCGTCGCATAAGAAAAGCCCCGCCGAAGCGGGGCATCCAAAACCTACTTAGGAGAATACACCATGAGTGAACTAATCCCCATTCAAGACCGCGACGGCATTCAGGCTGTCATGGGCCGCGACCTACACAAGTTCCTTGGAGTTTCGGAGCGATACACACAGTGGTTCGCCCGGATGGAGGAATACGGCTTTCTTACAGGTCAGGACTTTATCCGAGAAACCGGAAAAAGTACCGGCGGACGCCCTTCGGTTAACCACATCATCAACCTGGACATGGCTAAGGAAATTTCCATGATTCAGCGCACGGACAAAGGTAAGCAGGCCCGCCAGTACTTCATCGAATGCGAACGCCGAGCTAAGGAACCAGCGCAGCTATCACCAGAAGAGCTCATGGCACGCGCCATCAAGGTCGCAGACAGCACCATCAAGGAACTTGAAGCAAAGACGGCAGACCAAGCCCTTGCACTCGAAGCCGCGAAACCAAAAGTGGAGTACTACGACCACTGCGTATCCATCGAGTCGGACGTCATGACAGTCAAGGACTGGGGCGCACACTTCGGGCTTACGGAGCCACAAGCTCGCCAGAAGCTCCTGGACGCAAAGATGATTTACCGCAAGGTACAAACCCGCGAGTGGTCATCCCGCAAGGGTGATGTGGTTGACCGCAATGAGTACCGCGCTTATGCCGCCTACCGCAATCTGTTTGATTTACGCGCCCAGCACAATGCCCCGCGCTACCACAACGGTCAGGTTCGCCAAACCTTGTACGTGCGGGCCGGGTGGGCAATCACCGTAGCCAAAAATGCCGGCATCGAAGTAGACCGATCCATTTATGACATCTTGCCGGAGTCTGCCTAATGGGCATCTCAGACAGACGCTACAAGTAGCCCGAAAGAAGGAACCAATATGCCCACCATCACTCGCACCCACTTCGAAGATGCAACTCCGATCACCGAAAGACTGCCGCACAACACTCTTGCGGAAGCAGTGGAAGCCACCCTTGCCCATGCCCGCGAGGAATACCGCCACGCACACGTGAAACGCATGGACAACACCAACGCAGACCTGTGGGCCTGCAATAACCCTGACTGGCCCTCCTTCGGTCAAGGGTTCTACCTCGAAACACTATAGCCCGACTTAGCAGGCAGGGGAGTGCAAGCCTCCCCACGGGCACCAGGTCGCCGAGGTCTTCCTGCCCAAGGGGATAGGGCAGGAGGTTGGCTGGCCGCGATGAATGAGAACTGAATTAGTGAAGAGCGCCGGATGATACTGGCCCCGTGAGCATGGTTCTTAGATTGCGATGACCGGGGCGAACCGTGAGGTAGGCACCCCAACGTGGTTGGGAGGGAACGAACGGCGCTGACATAAATACCAAGCCCAGAACGGAACACGAATTCATCACTTATTGCCTATATAGCGGGTGGCTGAATTCTTGCAAGCACTACCGGGGTTCGACTCCCCGGCTGGGCACTTGGGGTTGTTAAGCGCATTCTCCCTGTTCAAGGCGAAATGGAGCGTCAAGGCTGTAACCGGCGGGGTCGGACACTGCCCGCTTGGCACTGCACGCCTGCAACCCCCTTCACACACAAAAGACCCCCGCGACTGCTGTAACTACGCGGGGGTCTTGCTCTGTCCACCTGAAACGGAGACACCCATGAATACTACACCGGCCTGGCTCACCGTGAAGGACGCCGCCGAATACACCGGCCTGCATGCCGAAACAATCCGCACCCTTATGCGGCGCGGCGAGATTGAGGCCCGCAAACCAGGCAAGACCTGGCGCACAACACAATCCTGGCTCGACCAATACATGAACCAAGGAGCAGCATGAAACGCCTACTCAAACATTTCTTCCACCGCAGGCACCGCGCCTACACGCCGCGCTTCTACATGATGCGGAGGGGCTGACATGCGCGAAATCACCATCGACCAAGCCATCCGCATTTCAAAGACATTGAGGGCCGGTATCGCGCCCTGTACACCATGACCCGACTGCCGGAGAGCATCCGCCGCCGCGTCAAAGACAATGCGGCGCAGGCCAACCTGCTCGCCACACTGGCTGAGAAAGAGAAAAGGAAAACCCAATATGCACAGCGCTAACCGCACACCACGTTCTACACCAGACGCTCGCCGTATCGCCTACTGGCAGGACATCGCAGCAAAACGTACCCGCCTGTGCTGGGCCACCGGGCTGATGGGTGGTATCGCAGGCTTCATCCTGCACGCCTTCCTCTCAATGCCGCCGGTGTGGATGTAGACGATGCCGTGAGAGAACCACTTCCGCGCCCCGAATACTCAAACGGTGCCTGGTGGGCAGCAATCCCAACCCCTAAATCCTTCCGCACCCGCAAAGCAGCCTGCGACGCCCTACTCAAATTCAGACAGGAAAAAGGATGCCTCTACTACGGCTGTTGGGCTGAAGGAACCGACGACCTCGGATGGGGTAAAGGATTCCGTTTCTGCCCACGTCACGCTTATCACGCACGAAAAACACTTCAAAGGACAGCATGAATACACCGAATAAGATGCCGCCACATTTGACCAGAATCCACCCGTATTTCCAGTACATGGAGCCGTTGATTGAGGAGGCGGACGACGTGATGAACGCCTTCATGGACAGGGGCTATGACCCTGACATTGCGTGCACCCTGACTGATATGACCCTGGCCCGCTATGACGAGAGGAGGACGAAGTGAGACGCTACGAACCAGCAGACAATGAGGATTGGCTGGCGTTTCGTCAAGGAAAGTTGACCTCGACGGAGCTGGCCCGCCTGCACTGTAGTAGGAATGCGGCGACGTGGCACGAGGTACGCGACGCCAAAGAGAACGGCTCGAAGTTCCACGGCAACCAATGGACAGAGTGGGGCAGTGCCCGCGAACCCCTGTTGGCCCAGGTGCTGATTGACGAGGTGGATTCACGCCTCGTCTACAACGCGGAGCCGCAAACTATCTTCCTGCCCGATGATGAACGGCTCTCGTGCACACCTGACCTCTACGCCGAAGACCTTGAGGTGATTGGGGAGATTAAGACCAGCACCCAGCCCTTCCAAGGCGGTCGCTGGCATGACTGGTGCCCTGACCAGTACTACTGCCAAGTGCAGGCGAACATGCACTACACCGGGGCAGAAACCTGTGCCCTCATCGTTGAGGTGCATGAGGACTTCACACCGGTGGCGCTCGACCACCAAACCATCCTGTATGACCCCAAGTTTGCGGCGGAGCTGATGGACACCGCGGGGGAGTGGTTCGCATGGCTGGACGGCACAACACCGGACTGGATGGGCGAGGTCACCTCACTGGAGGCGGTGGATGAGGTGACTAACCTCGTCGCGCAGTACGCCATGCTCACCACCGAAATAGACGACCTCAAGAAGCGCATCGTGAATCTCAAGGCCGAAATCCTGGCGCTGACCGGCGACTCACACACCGGTGATTACGGCGGCTACCACGTAACGGTGTCCACCACGCAGCCCAGCAAGGTGTTCGACTCAGCAGCGTTCCGCAAAGAACACAAAGACCTCTACCAGCAGTACAAAACCAAGACCCGCGCAGGGTCAACACGCCTCGCCATCAAGGAGAACTAAATGCCTATCTGGGGAAAGCAACTACCAGAAGCAGACAGCGACACCCGACAACTGGCCGGAAACATGGCCTCCATGGTCTCCGCCTACATCGACGCCGGATTCACCCGCGAAGAAGCAATCCAAATCGTCACCACCATCTCCATCGCCTACTTCACCAAGGAGCAATAACCATGAGCAACCCGTACACCCTCGAACCCACCCCCACCCCATACTCCATCGAACCCACCATCAACACCTCTGAGGATGGCCTTGACCTCCTCACCCGCCAAGCCGAAGCTATGGGCGCAGCCCACAAACTCGCCACCGTCCTCTGCAACACGGCGATGGTACCGCAAACTTTCCGGGGCAAGCCTGATGATGGTGCCGCCGCCATCCTCTACGGCGCAGAGCTCGGGTTGAAGCCACAGCAGGCCCTACAGCAAGTGTTTGTTGTGCATGGTCAGCCCGCTATCTACGCCCGCACCATGGTCGCACTGCTGAAGGCGAAGGGGTACCGATTCCAGACCGTAGAAACCAGTGATGAGAAAGTCACGGTACGCGGCACCTCACCAGCGGGTGAGACTGAGGAATCCACCTGGACTATTGAGCGCGCTAAGAAGGCGGGCTATACCAGCAACAAGAAGTATCAGACTGACCCGCAGGCCATGCTGTACGCCAAAGCCGCATCTGAGGTGTCCCGCAAGCTCGCCCCTGATGTTCTGCTCGGTATCAAGTACGCCGCCGAAGACCTGGAACTGGAGCCGGTCAAGATGACCGCTACTCGTGAGGATGTGCGTGCGAAGGCAGAAAGCGCGCCGGTGCCAGCGTTGACCAAGAAGCCGGAGCCGGAGGTGGTGGATGATGACCTCATCGCAGACGTGAAGGAAACGTTGGAGAGTTTCACCACCAGCGAGCAGGTCAACGATTTCGCCGCTAACCTCAAGCAATCCGGTGAAGTACCAGACGCAGTGATCGACCTGTGCCGCGCCCGCTGGGCAGAGCTGGAAGGAGAAAAGTAAATGGCTATTAGCATCACTATCAGCGGAAACCTCATCAAAGACCCAGAGCAGCGCTTCACCCCAAACGGTAAATCTGTGGTCTCATTCACCGTTGCTCACAACATCCGCCAGTACAACCAGCAGTCACAACAGTGGGAGGATGGTGAACCCATATTCATGGATGTGGACTTCTGGGGCAAGAAGGGCGAGAACTTCCTGCACGACTACACGCAGAACGGGAAGCGCCCCGTGGTGGTCATCGGAACCCTGAAGCAGGACCGCTGGGTGGATAAGAGCACTGGTGATAAGCGCTCCAAGTACAAGGTGAACGCCGATGAGGTCTCATTCATCCCACGCGGACAAGGCGGCGGGCAGCAGCAGCAGTCTTCGGCTCAGCAGCAGTGGAATCAGGCCGCATCCCAGGGCCAGACCGCCACTACGGGGGCGTGGGGTGACCCCGCACCCGTAGGCCAGCAAGGCGAACCTCCCTTTTAGGTGACTGGTATGGATGCCGCCTACTACCAAGAAAAGCTGAAAGAGCTAGAGGGCAGGCTCCTCGCCTACGCTGACGGCATCGACCACCTCAAGCATTACAGCAACGATGATCCAACCCCCGCAGAATTACAAGACCTCGGGGCGGCAGACCTAGCCAAAGCAGCTGCACACGTCATAGCCCTCATCAGACGAGGCGAGTACTAATGCCCTACGTGGAGATGACAGCGGCAGACCTACCTCGATTCAAGGTTTGCCGCATCGTCCTCAACCTCGATTCTTATGACCCGCGCCTTGTGCCAGACCGCCTAGTCTACGCCTCCCAAGAAGGTGACTACGTGCACGGGGCAACCCGCGACGGACGCTTCACCATCGAAGCCACCGCACCAGTCCTTATAGACCCTGAATCCTAGGAACCTCAATGAACGTTGATTACAGTCTCGATGCTCATGCTTACCCGCCGCGTCGTGCTTATACGAATGATGCTGGCAGTGACCTGGCGTTGAATCATCCGGCGATTATTCCAGCAGGGCAGCACCGCCTCTGCCACACAGGGGTGCATGTAGCAATCCCCAAGGGCCATGTTGGCATGGTGTTCGTGCGCAGCTCAACGGGGGTTAAGAAACACCTCGTGTTGAGCAACGGCACCGGCATCATCGATAGCGGATACACCGGGGAAATCATGCTCTCGTTGCACAACACCGGACGCCACATGCAAACCATCCCCGAAGGCCACTACATCGCCCAGTTGGTCATCCTCCCCATCCCCGAAATCAGACTCAACCGCGTTGACGCCCTCGACACCACCCAGCGCGGCACCAACGGAATTGGAAGCACCGATGCATCTACAGCATGATCATTTTCAGAATTTTAAGCGCTATTCCATCCCAAAAGCACAGCTAATCATCGCAGACATTCCCTACAACCTAGGCACCAACGCCTATGGATCTAACCCCTCCTGGTACATCGGCGGAGACAACAAGAACGGGGAATCCGAGCTCGCTGGCAAGCAATTCTTCGACACAGACAAAGACTTTAACGTGCCGGAATTTATGCACTTCGCTAGCCGCATGCTACGCCCAGAACCCAAAGCAAAAGGCGAAGCCCCATGCATGATTGTGTTCTGTAGCTTCGAGCAGCAGTGGCCACTTATTGAAGCAGCGCGGAAAGCCGGGTTTAAGAACTACATCAATTTGGTGTTAAGGAAACGCACTAGCCCTCAGGTGCTTAAAGCGAACATGAGGGTGGTGGGAAACGCGGAATACGCATTAATCCTGTACCGCAATAAATTGCCCATGTTCAATAATCACGGCTCCATGGTCATGAACGTCATGGATTGGCCTCAAGACTACCGCGATGTTCCCAAAGTGCATCCCACACAAAAGCCAGTGAAGCTCATGGAAAAGCTCATAAGCCTTTTCACTAACCCTGGTGATGTGGTCATTGACCCATGCGCAGGATCAGGCTCCACATTGGTAGCTGCAGAAAATTTGAATCGGCGCGGGTATGGCTTCGAGATCAAAAAAGAATTCGTCCACGCCTTCGAAACGCAGATGAAACCATCCGTAACCCAAGGATTGCCGCTATTCGAGACCGCATGACCACCCATCAGCAGCGTGAGGACATGCGCGCATGGTTGGAATCCCAAGACGTGTACTGCGCCACGCCCATGTTCCTCGACGCACTCATCCAACTGTTCCAAAGCATAGAGAAAGGAGGAAAAGAAGATGAGGGATTTTGCTCAGATTAAGTTGTCTATCTGGAACGATGACGCGTTCCTCGACCTGAGTAACAATGCTCAGCTGTTGTACTTTGTGCTCATCTCGCACCCCACCATGAACCGCGCCGGCGTGGGAACGTGGCATGCGGGCCGCTTGTCTGGGATGTGCTCGACCTGGACACGGCAGGATGTTGAGCGTGCCGCCTGTGAACTTATTGACGGTCGTTTCATCGTGGTTGATGAGGACACTGACGAGTTCCTGGTGCGTACTTTCGTGCGGCATGACGGGTTGATGAAGCAGCGGAACCTGGCGACGACTATGGCGCGTGAGTTTGCTGCTGTGGGCTCTAGGGCGATTAAGGGTGTTGTTGTTTGGGAGCTTCAGAGGCTTCATGAGGAGCACCCAGAGTTTAAGGGTTGGGGGTCGGATGAGGCGTTGGCGTTGTTGAAGAAACGCGCAATTGACCCTTCCAGTGACCCCTCGGTTTACCCCTCCATTCACCCCTCCATTGACCCTAGCGTTGACCCCTCGGTTGACCCTTACGTTAAGGGTGCCGTTGACCCTAAGGTTGACCCTTCCATTGACCCTAGGGTTAAGGGTGAACCGAAGGGTTCGGTTGACCCTAGCGTTGACCCTAGCCCTACAACCACAACCACAACCACAACCTTTTCTAGACGTTCGCAGAGGGTGGAAACGCCGGAAGGGGTTGAGGGGGTTCGGGGGAGAAGGGGAAACCAAACCACCGCCAACGAAGGTGCGGAGTCGGACGCATCGAACCCCCCTCCTGAAAGTCTCGACGAGTTGGCGGCGGCTTACGCCGCACGCACTCGTTGCCCGAAGCATCGCCACATCCCGGATGGGGAGTGGGTGGATGAGCCGTGCCGTGAATGCCAAAAGCTGCGTGAGGGCACCGTGGCGGAGGAGGCCCGGGCCGCTGAGGCCGAGAAGGAGGCCCGCCGCGCCGCGATTGATGCTTGCGACCTGTGTGACGACAACGGCATGAGGTACGCGAACGGGATTGCCGAACGCTGCGACCACAACACCGCAACAGGCCCAATTCATGGGCCAGCAGCCCCACAGAGCAACAAGCAGCATATCGACGGGCAATCACCCCAAACCACAACTTCAAAGCCTCACAAGCGAAAGGAGGCCCCATTTTGAACATCCTCACTTTCCGTGTCCTTGGCGAACCCGCCCCGAAGGGGAGTAAACGCCACGTCGGAGGTGGCCGCATGATTGAGTCCTCAAAGAAACTCCCCGCGTGGATGCGGGCCGTCACCCAAGAAGCCGCCAAATACCGGCCCAGCGAGCCCGTAGACGCCCCCGTGAGTGTCTTCATGGACTTCTACCTACCTAGCCCGAAACGACCCCGCTATGACGTTCCAGCGGTCAAACCCGATGTGGACAAACTAGCCCGCGCCGTCCTTGACGCTCTCGAAGCCGCCGGCGTCATCACCAACGACAGCCGCGTCACCAAACTCAGAGCCACCAAACACTACGCCAACACCGCCACACCACCCGGCGCAGACATCACAATTTTTTGGAAGGAAAACAAATGACTATTCGCGAAAAATTCCATAAGTGGCTGGAGGAGGAACCTTTTGACATCATCCTCCTAGCCCTCACCAATGTCGCGTTCATACTGATCGGCATATTGACCCTATCTGTCATCATGCTTGCCACGGTCATAGGGGGTGCGCAGTGACCGAAGACGACTACTGGGAGCGGGTGCGTGACATCCGCAAAGACGACCAGATTCTGTACGACGAGCGTTTCACCCCGCCATCGGAGAACCCCAACAACTGGCGGCAGCGTGGCCCGATTCTGCTTGGCCCGCGTGACGAGTTCCTAGTCATCGGCGCGGTGCGCTACGCAAGGAGCCGCGCCACCTACACCGTCAAGGAAACCGTGGACTGGGTAATCAAACACTGGGATGACCTGAGTGACAACACCCGCCGTGTCATCGCCCGCGACGTGCGCGAAGAATGCGACTACCGACAGGCCACACCCCGCAGCGTCCTCAGCGAAATCGACGACCCCGACTGGCAACGCCTACTCAACCACATCAAGGAGAACCAATGACCAGCCCAACCCGTGAGCAAATCCTGGCTGCGCACTACGCCACAGAGCAGCTTGCACTCTTAGCAACCTCCATCACGGAAAGGCACGACGTGAAGGACTATCGGGAAATGATCCTCAAAGCCCTCCCACCCAAGCCACAACCCACAATGGCCGAGGTGGAATGGGACGACGATAAGCACTACCTCGCAGAAGCGGCGACTGTGGGCGGGGACAAGGTAATCATGCTCTGGGAGTCCACGATGGGGCGTATCTCCGTCATCGACGGCGGGATTGTGGGGACTTTAAGAGCCGAAGACCTCACCCCGACGGGTAAGCGCTACACCCTCACAGAGGTGCAGGATGACTGAGCCGCGCTACGTAGAGGTAGGGGACACCATCGGGGCATGGCGTGATTACGAGGTGACCATCCGATTTGAGGAGCACCCCGACCGGATGAAAGTCCTCACCATGAGCCGCGAAGAAGCGGCAGTGCTCCGCGACAAACTCACCCGATACCTAGGAGACCACCAATGATCGGCCCTTGGCAGAGGTGGTTCGCCTGGCACCCTATCCGCACCCAGCAGCACGGGTGGCGCTGGCTACGCACCGTAGAACGCGCACTGCACTACCCACCCGACATACCGTTCGCACCCGACCCGTTCTGGGTGTACCGCCCCACGCCTGACAACCGACACGAAACGGAGAACACCAAATGAGTGTAAATCAAATGGATGCATACTACGCCACCTGCGACTGGCGTGGCTGTCCCACAACTCTCGAAAACCTCACCGAAAGAGACATGCAAAAAGCCCTGGTTTATGGCGGGTGGGAGATTGACGGCGCACTTTTCAACGGTGCACACACCTACTGCCCTGAACACGCCGAGGTAGAGGGATAAACCAATGACTGACTTGAGTACCACCAACCTGAAACGGCTCCTGGCCGAGGAGCGGAGCAATCCCCCCGAGATGCAATGGACGTACAAGGGAGCCGCCGCCAGCAGTATCCACCACGACTACCCCAGTAAGCATGAAGAAATATATGGGTTGAAGGCAGAGATGGAGCTTAGCCAACTGGTCGCCCTAGACACCGAGATAGCCCGCGAAGCCCTACGGATGCGCGAGCAGGTTAAAGGCCTAATTCTGGCTATGGAAACCAAAGCGGCAAATAACGAGTGGCAAGACCCCGCAACCATCGCTAGCTACCTCAAAGAAATCGTCCTAGGAGACACCAATGACTGACTTGAGAACTAAGTACATTCAGCACCTACTCGCTGAGGCCACACCCGGCCCGTGGGAGCGCCACCCGGATAACCCACGAATGCTATGCAACCTAGAGCGAAAGTTCGCGGTACATGCTGAACTCACCAAGGGTAAAGGCGCGGCACCGCAGCCGGAGGATGTAGCTAACACTGAGCTAATCGCCCTGGCCCCAGACCTCGCGCAAGAAGTCCTACGGCTACGGCACGAGATGGACTCCATGCGTATTCACGTGAAGTACCTCCGAATGAAGCCCGACCAGCCCCTAGGAGACCACGATGACTAGCCAAGACCGGGCCGCAAAAGCGATTGAGCACGCAGTCAAACGCGGATACACCCCAGAGCAGACAGCCAGACTGCTAGACAAGTTCAATTTGCTCACACCAGACCTGCCAGAGCCATGCATCTACCCGGACACCGGGGAACACGAATGGCACATGGAAGACGGCTACGTGTCTGTGGAGGACGGCATTATTCACGTCATCCACGACGAAGCAGGGGATGACCGTGAGCCTGCGGAGCTAGACCCTGACCCTGGTGAGCTTCGCTTCTCGAACACCACCAAGGCCCGTGAGACTGCCTACTCGATTCTCGCCGCCTGCGACCTAAAGGACACGCAAGATGACTAACTATGACCGTGCCCTCCGCGTGCTCGAAGACGCCCGACGCCCCGGCGAGCACCGCATCCACCCGCACGACGCGGTAGAAGCACTCGCACAAGCCGGACTACTGGCAGAGGATTTGCCTAAGCCGTCTAGGGGCATGGGCACACACGGCGCAGTCTGGTACCTACCCGGGCCCATAGGCGATATCCGCCGCATGGGGGAGCACATCGTGGTCTTCGGCCATGACTGCCAAGAAAAGTCTTTCCGCTTGGTGCTCAACGAAGCGGAGGCAGTCGCCATTGGCCGAACGATACTCGCAGCAGCCAAGCACAAGGAGGGGGCGCAGTCCAATGGGAATGTATGACAGCTTCATCGACCGTGTAGGGCGCGAGTGGCAGACGAAAGAGCTGGACTGCACCCTGCGGGTGTGGCGACTCGGGGACAAGATCGAAAGCGAATACATACCTAGACAGGGAACCGTAACCATCCGGGTCTATGACTATGACGAATCAAAAAAGGGGCTGGTAGATGCGACCGTCAAGGTGGTCAACGGCGTTGTGAAATCAATCAGACCAGATAAGGAACAAGCATGAGACTGCACAGAATCAACATCAGTCCACGCGGCGTCACCCTCGACGGCATCCCACTCCTACACAGTGACGAAGCCCCAAGAGTCGAAACACTCCGCCCCAACCTCCACCGCGTGCACCTCGCTGTCTACGCGGACAGTGTTCAACTCGACGGCGACAGCCACCAACTCCCCGAAGCTACACCCATCTACGACCGCATCAAAGGACAAGCATGACTACTCTCGCAGACCTCACACCCGAAGAACGCGCCGAATGCATAGGTTTGTGGGGCAACCATACATTTTGGGGCCAAGTGCTCATTTCAATCACTGACGGCGTGCAATTTCGCGGCGTAAATGTGGAGATCATTTGCTTTGTTGACGGGCGACCCGTGCGCGAATGGGCAAGCACGAGTGAAGTCACCCCGCGCCCCGACCTGCCCCGCGCCTGGGCACCAGACGGCACACCACCAGAAGGGGAATGGGAGTATGTACCAGAAATCTGGAACCCGTGGCTTGACGATTGGCGCCCCATCGACGACGCCACCACAAACGAGATAGCAGCCGAAGCGTGGATGGGGATGGAGCAGTTCAATGACGAAGGGGGTCGCGTTCGGAAACGCTGGGTAGGAAGTTGGGAAGAGGCATGAATCAGGTAGTCCCGGCCTACGTGTTCCAGGCCAAGCTACGTAAGGCCACCGCACGGGAGCGGTTCGAGGAGGAAAACCAACGCCTTGAAGCGAACACGCGAGCCACCAGGTGCTGTGAGTTCATCACCACCGGCGCGCACCCGGAGCACGACACTCACCTGTGCCTCCGCAAAAAGGAGCACGCGGGCTACCACCAAGACAAAAACACCGGGCTCAGCTGGAAATGGGAGGAAGCATGAAACGCTGGAAAGTTACTAAAGGGGGCGGCAAATGGTACGCAGTCGAACACGGTTTGGTGCGCGTTAAACCATGCCCCACCTGGGCCGAGGCCATGGAATACGCAGACCGTAAATCTCGACTAGCCCCAGGCATCACCATCGAAGACCCCAGCGGCCAATTCTGTGACCTCACCGCCACCAACAAACGAGAGTATATTCACCTCAAATCATGCGGCGACACCTTTAACCTCGCACCACACGAATGGAAACCACTAGCGCTCTTCCTACTCGATGTAGACCACCTGGTGGGGAAAGCATGAGTCGCTGGAAGGTCTACAAAGACAACGAGGATAGGGCATGGCGGTGGATAGCGGCACCCGATCACGCCAGCTGGTGGGAGGAACCCCAAGGCCGCCGCTTCCCACAATGGGACATGGCAATCAGGTACGCCGACCGAATGGCTCACCACCCACTACCCAGACCCACCTGGAACGGCAAAGAAGTAGCGGAGGCGCTGCAAGCCCTCGGCTTCAAACAGGAGGAACAAGAATGAGTGTTGACGAGCAACAATTCCGCGACACAGCACGACGCCTAGGCCGACTCTATGAGCAGCTGCATGAGCTGAAGCACGCCCGCCCTAAACCACCAGAAGTACGGGTGATGAGACCAGCGCCTGGCCCACAGTCCCCGGGTAACTGGTTGTACGTCGCCACCTACATCGACCAAGAACAACGGTTGCGTGAGGTTGCGTTCAACGCCTTCCACGACATCGGTGTACGCATTCACGACAACGATGCAGCAGCCCCACGACTCTGCCAACTCCTGGCCTTCCACGCACAAGCCGCCAGCGAACTCACCTGGGCCGCAGACCTACACGACGAACTCACCAACCAAACCCGAATCATTGATAGGAGATGCAACCCAACCACCAACGCCAAACAACTACTACGAAGCCAAAGAATCAAACGTCACTTAGTCAACAAATACGGTGACAACACTTGACTTCCCACACCCCAAAAGTGATACGCTAGCGCTAACGAAAGAACCCCGGCAACAGCTGGGGTTCTCGTCGTTTTACACCCCTGGCGCATTTCTGTGTTTCCAACCAGTAATTTTCGGGTTCAATCGCCAGGGGCACCAAGTCTTACCGCCTGCCCCACCACACGCACCCCAACGGGGCGAGGCCACCGGCCCACGACCGGAGTAAGACACAAAGAATGGGAGGGAGGTTGCTGTGGCTCTCATCATCGTCACCGGACCGCCTGCTGCTGGTAAGACCACCTATGTTACTGAGCATGCGAAGCCTGGTGATGTCCGCATCGACCTCGACCACATCGCCAACACACTCGCAGGCGAAGACCAAGGAAACCACGAGCACGCGGCGCACATCCTCACCGTCGCCAAGGCAGCACGCCAAGCCGCCATCGATAGCGCCATGAAACAGGACTGCACGGTATGGCTTATTCACACCAAGCCCACGCCTAAGCAACTCGACAACTACCGCAACCTGGGCGCGACCATCCACGTCGTCGACCCAGGCAAAGATGTGGTGATGAAACGCTGCAAAGCAGAGCGGTCCAAAGGCTCACTGTTTGCCGCCGCGAATTGGTACGACAACAAACCAGCAGCGAAGAAAAGCACCCATGAACGCGGCTACGGACACCAACACCAGCAACAACGTCGCAAACTCATGGCACAACTCAAAGACGGCACACCATGCCCAGAATGCGGCAGGCCAATGTTCAAAACCGCTGCCAAAAACTTCGACGGCGCAGCCCTCGAAGCCGACCACGGCCCAGGCAGCGCGCTGAAGTACGCGCAGGACAAACAACACACGAAAGCCACGCGGCTGCTACACCGCACCTGTAACCGCAGCGGCGGCGCATGGGACAAACCGCGTCCCGCCAAGCCTGCAAGTGGGAAAACCACAGGTCAGGGCTTCGTCTGGGCATGACCAACTTAATGAAACCCGCCACCGATAATCTTAGGCGGGTTGGTCGCCTGACTCCGCCCCGTCTGCCCTTGAGTCAGCCCGTCTCTCTCCCCACGTAACGCCGGATTTTTCGGGCCTGTGTGCGTGTCTGACGGCCTAACAGAGAGTGAGGTAAGGAAATGACCCTTGAGGATTTAGAGAAGGGCTTAGCGGACGGCAGGGAACTGTCGGAGTTCGACGCTCGTGCGGTCGCCATTGTGGCCCAGTTGATTGGTCGTGTGCGTGAGGCCCGCGAGATTATCGCTGCTGAGGGGCCTTTGGCAGCAAAGGAGTCGGGGGAGCCTATCGAGCACCCGGCGGTGAAGGTGGAGCGGATGGCCTCAGCTGAGATTCGGGGTTGGGTGAAGGAGCGACCTGACCTGTTTGGGCAGCGCTCTGGCTCGGCGGGGGCTGATTCAGCCTCGAAGGCGGATAAGTTCGGCGGTTTCAAGCTCGTGAAGTAGATAGTGGAGGTGTCTGGTGGGAAAACCTGAGTGGTTGATTGGGTGCCAGACACCGACTCGTCAGCATGTGCCGGTTGGTGACGCTGAGTTTGCCGATAAGGCTTGCGAGTTTGTCCGTTGGGCTGGCCTCAGCTTGTACCCGTGGCAGGAGAACCTGCTACATGATGCTTTATTGCAGACTGATGATGGCATGTGGGCTTCGCGTGAGGTCGTGGTGTCCCTGGCCCGCCAGAACGGCAAGGGCGAGGTGCTTGTAGCCCTAGAGTTGGTGGCTATCTACCTGTGTGGTGCGGAGCGCATCATGCATTCGGCGCACTTCCTGGATACTGCGATGGATGCGCGTGACCGCCTGTGGGATGTCATTGAGGCGAATCCTGCACTCATGGAGTGGTGGGAGGATGAGTACCCGGGCGAGTACCCGAAGCCGGTGCTTGGTAATGGCAAGGACGCTATCAAGTTCCCGAATAAGGCGAAGATTTACTATCGCACACGCACGAAGAAGACCGGTCGTGGTTTGTCGTTTGACTGGCTGATTTTCGATGAGTGCTTTGACCTCCCAAATGAGGTTTATGCGGCGATGAATAACACGACGAAGGCGCGGCCGAATGCGCAGAAGGTGTTTATCTCTTCGCCGGTGAATACTCGCGAGCACTTTCATGGGGCTATCTTCTCTGCGAAGCGTTGGGCTGCGTTGGATGGTGTGGACGGCATGCTATTTAAGGAGTGGTGCCGTGAGGAGGATGATGACCCATTTGATGAAGCTACGTGGGTGAAGGCTAATCCGTCGTTGGTGAATGAGCCGCGTCCTGGTGTGCAGTTGGATGAGGTTCGTGCCGAGGCTGCTTCGGCGCGGTCGTCGGAGGCGCTTCTTGAGCCGTTCCTAGTGGAAACATTGGGCCAGGGGGAATGGGTTCCGCGTGATGGTGACCTGGTTGATGACTTTGTCCCCGTCGTTGATTTTGAGGATTGGTCTGCTGCGTCGGCGTTGATGCCGTCGTCGTTGGGGGAGTCTTGTTTGGCGGTGGATGTGACGCCGGATGGTGAGTCTGTGGGTGTTGTGTCCGCAGCAGCGTGGGGAGACAAGGTGTTTCTGTCGCTGGCTCCGTATGAGGAGTTTGACCGTTCCCTTGTGGTTGAGAAGGTCGCTAGCACGGTGAAGCTGAATGACCCGTCGGCGGTGGTGTTGGACCCGTCGGGGCAGTGCTCAACACTGGTTGACCCTTTGCGGGGTATCGGGGTTGCCCCGGAGACGTTGAGTGGTTCGCAGGTGTCGAAGGCCTACGAGTTGTTTCTCCGCATGTGCGCAGAGAAGCGGATTGCGCATGATGGTTCGCCGCGTTGGCTGGATGCGCTTGGGGTGGCGCAGGAGCGTTCCAAGAATGGTCGGTATCGCAGCCTTGACCGCTACTCGGGGGACGTGACTGTGCTGGTAGCCGCGTCGCTTGCGGTGTGGGGGTTGCAAGAGTTCGGCATCGGAAACGTTGAGGTTGAGGTGAAGCGCACCCGGCATTATGTGAGCTCGGCGCGTGGTGTGAAGAAGCAGCGTCGTGTGTCTGAGATGAGTTTCTAAGGAGGTGGCCCGTGTGGCTGGTTTGAATGTGCGCGAGGTGGGCCATGCGAGGGCCACCCGTAACCATGCTTTGGCGGAAGATAATTGGGGGCTGCGGTTCCCGCATTCCGCGAAGGTGTTCGCGAAGATGGGGCGTGAGGATGCTCAGGTTACGTCGGTGCTGCGTGCGGTGACGTTGCCGATTCGGCGCGCTACCTGGTTTGTGGAGCCTAATGGTGCGCCGGATGAGATTGTCGCCGCCGTGTGTGAAGACCTGCGGCTTAGGGCTAAGGGTGAGGACCCTAATAAGCCTTTCGCCCCGCGTACCGGCAGGGTGTCGTGGGAGAAGCACCTTGAGCAGGCTCTGAAGGCTTTGCAATTTGGGCACATGTTCTTTGAGCAGGTGTACGAGCCTGGTTTGGATGGGCGTGAGCGATTGGTGAAGCTGGCGCCGCGGTGGCCGGGAACGATTGACCAAATCAATGTTGATGATGATGGTGGCCTGGCGTCGATTCGTCAGACCCCACTAGCGTCTGGCTCTCGTGTGGATGAGGCGCGTGTCATTCCGGTGGACCGGCTCGTGGCCTATGTCTTTGATGATGAGGGTTCGCAGTGGACTGGTAAGTCGGTGCTGCGCCCGGCATATAAGCATTGGAAGCTGCGGGATTCGCTGCTGCGTCTTGAGCTGAACACCCTAGACCGTAACGGCATGGGCGTTCCCGTGTATACGGGTTCGGATGTGGCGATTGACCCGGATAAAGACCTTGACGATGGCCAGGCCATCGTTGAGGGGTTCCGTGCTGGTGAGCATTCGGGGGCTTCTATCCCGACTGGGGCTAAGCTGCAGCTATTGGGGACGTCTGGCCAGTTGGTGAGTCCTCGTGAGGCGATTAACTACCACGATTCGATGATTGCCAAGTCGGTGCTGGCGCACTTCCTGAACCTGGAAGGCAAGGGCGGCAGTTATGCCCTGGCGGAAACCCAGTCAGACCTGTTTATCCAGTCGTTGCAGACCACAGCGGAGTGGCTCGCGGATGTGGCTACCCAGCACATTGTGGAGGACTTGGTGCGGGTTGCGTTCCCTGAGCACACCGGCCTAGTGCCGCGTATCGCGTTCGACCCGATTGCGTCGAAGAAGGAAATCAGCGCCGCTGACCTCGCGGGGCTGAAGAATGCCGGCCTGATTCTTGGTGACAAAGACCTTGAGGAAGACCTGCGTCGCCGGTACACGCTGCCGCCGAAGCAGAAGCTAACCGATGCACTTGAGTCGAAGAAGCAGCGGCAGCAGTTGGAGGAGCAGATAGGCGTCACGCTTTCGAGTGATGCCGATACGGCTACGAGTAGTGAGGAAGGAGGCCCGGCATGAGCGAGATTCTTTTGTATGGGCCGATTGGGCCGGATTTTTGGGAGCCTGAGAACGCTATTACGGCGAAGTCGGTGATGGCTGAACTCTCCGAAATCTCCGGTGATGTCACGGTACGTATTTCATCCGGTGGTGGTGATGTCTACGAAGGCATCGACATCATGCAGGCCTTGAAGAACCACGACGGTGAGGTCACTGTGATTGTGGAATCACTGGCCGCGTCTGCTGCGTCGTTCATCGCGGTCGGCGGTGCTGACCGTGTGCTGATGCGGGAGTCATCGGAATTGATGATCCATCGTGCGTGGACGTTTATCGACGGCAACGCGGATGATGTGCGCAAGACGTTGGAAGACCTGGAGCGGCAGGATAGCAAGCTTGCCCGCATCTACGCTGGTAAGGCCGGCGGTGAAATTCAGGACTGGTTGGATGCGATGAGCGCGGAGACCTGGTACACCGCCGAGGAGGCTGTGGCCGCTGGCCTGGCGGATGGGATTGTGGCTGAGAAGTCGTCCGCGCCGGCGCCATCGGCGTCGTTGGCAAAGCGGCGTTTCAAGTTCGCTAACCGGGCTGCGGCTCCGCCGCCGCCTGTCACCCGGTCGGAATCGGGGGACGAAACCACTACGCCCAGTGATGGGCAGATTGGAGACAAGATGAGTATCTTGAATCAGCTTGCCCAGGAGCTGGGCAAGAAGCCGGAGGATGTGCAGAACGCACTCTCCGGCTTTTTTAATGAGGAGGTTACGGTGACCGCCACTGTGGAGCTTGCCTACCCGGAGGATGCGGCTGTCGTGCCTACTGGCGCGGTTGAGGTTGCGCCGGTTGGTGAGGTGCCCGCTGGCGTGGCATTCGAGTTGACCGGTACGCCGGACGGTTGGTCTGGTGAGGTTGTCGAGGACACGGGTGTTCTTAAGGTGACCGCCCCGTCCAATGTGGAGCCGGACACGGATGTGGAGTTCACCGTGACCGCTAACGGTGGGGACGCCCCGGTGGAGCTGTCCGTGCCGGTCACGGTGAAGGCCGCAGCCAACACTGAGCATGAGGGGCCGGAAGAGGAGGCCCCGGCCCCAGTTTCGCCGGCACCGGCGGATGGCACTGTCACCTTGGACGCTGAGACCTACGCCGAGCTTAAGGCCGCTGCCCAGCACGGCTGGAAGGCCATGGAGCAGAAAAAGGAAGCCGACCTCGTTGCCGAGGTGGACGGCTGGATTAAGGAAGGCCGTATCTCCGCAGCACGCCGCACTAAGGCGATTGCGGCGATGAAGCGTGACCCTGAAGCCGCTCGTGACATCTACGGCTCTAATCCTGCTGGCACTATCCCGCGTGCGGAGATTGGCTACGGCAAGGACGTGGAGTCCGAGCCGTCGAAGAATCTGTCCGCGAAGGCCGACAAGGTTGGCTTTCTTTCCCGCAAGAACTTTCACTAAGGAGAAGTCATGTCGAACCCCACTTTCCGTTCCGGCCCGATTAGCTACAAGGCCGAGGAAGATATCACCAAGTTCCGACTCGTGCAGGTTGGCGAGAACGGTGTGAAGCACGCTGAGGCTGCTGGCCCCGTGTTCGGTGCTGTCACCGAGAACGCATTCGCGCCGAAGGATGAGCAGCCGGTCAACACCCTCGCGCTGGACGCGCCGGGCATCGTCGCGGTCCACATTGGCCCCGCTACTGTCCCGCTTGAGGTTGATGGTGACGCCACCGCGATTAAGCAGGGCGCGCCGGTGTACGCCGCCGTTGACGGCAAGGTGTCCGCCTCTGGCTCCCTGCTTGTTGGTGTTGCTGCCCGCCCTGGCGCTGGCAAGACCGTCAAGACCACCCTTGTCACCCCGGTTGTTGCCCCGGCAGCAGCGGGCTAAACCAACAATTTTTTGAGAAGGAGAATTAAGAATGAGTGAGCTCATTACTAGCGCCTACGACGGCCCGAAGCTGACCGTCTCCGAGATGCTGGAAGACCCGACGTTCATCCCCCAGCGCGTCATTGATGGTCTGCAGGGCCAGTTCCTGGAAGACCTGTTCTTCCGCCAGGCAGAAGACAACAAGGGCGTCGTGGCTTTCCATGAAGCCGCTGGCCTGTACCTTGCCGACGATGCTGAGGAAATCGCCGAGTTTGGTGAGATTCCGGTGTCCTCCCCAGAGTTTGGTGCTTTGCGTGCCGCCTACGGCATTAAGACCGGTGAGGCTATCCGCATCTCGTATGAAATGAAGAACGAGAACAAGGTCGACAAGGTTAATCGCCATATTCAGGCGCTGGAAAAGACCGTCATCCGCCACGGTATTAGCGCGGTCCTTGGGGTGTTTGAGGCGGCGAAGATTCCGTCCCTTCAGGCGTCTGCGCCGTGGACAGGTGGAGACCCATCAAAGGATGCTTTTGATGCGATTGAGCTGGTGCAGTCCGCTCACGAGGATGGTAATACTGACCGCCAGTTCGATTACGAGCCGAACACGATTCTGCTGCACCCAGCTTCTTATACGAAGATGATTCGTAATGAGCAGATTCAGAAGTACTACATCGGTGACGCCGCTCTGAATAACCCGATTTTCCTGGACCAGAATGGTGATTCCATCTTTGGTGGCCTGCGTGACACTGAGCTGTTTGGCACGCTGCGTGTGGCTACCTCGCGTCTGATTGAGGCTGGCACCGCGTACATCTTTGAGGCTCAGGGCGTGGGCTTCAAATCGGATACGATGCCGCTGACCGCGACGCCGCTGTACTCCGAGGGTGGTCAGTCTGAGCTGGGTGGCCCGACGATGTCGTGGCGCTCTGACCTTGTTCGCAAGCGTGCTATCGCGGTGGACAATCCGAAGGCTGTCGTCAAGCTGACGGGTATCGCCTAATGGTCAAGGTCACGTTGGCGAAGTATTGGAGCCCGGAGGATGTTGTGCATCCCCCGGGTTCTGTCGTTGAAGTGGACGAGGAGACCGCACGGTGGCTTAAGGCTTGTGGTGCGCTGGTTGATTCGTCCGCGAAGCCAGCGGCGAAGAAGCCTGATCCGAATCCAAAGCCCACGCCAGAGGCGAAGCCGGAGCCTAAGGCAGATGAGCATGCCGGTTCGGTGGAGCGCCCGGCTCGCGCCGCGTCGATTGATGATTGGCGCAAGTACGCCGAGTCCCTGGGGATTGTCACTAAGGGCTTGTCGAAGAAGGACATCATCGCCGCAACCCAATAGTGAGGGAGGTGCAGCATGCTTGAGATTAGTGCCGAGTATGTGGCTGAGCGTCTTCCCCAGTCGTTGACTGGTGAGGAGATGAAGCGCCTTGGCGTGTTCATCGAGGATGCCATTGACCTCATTGAGGTTGAGTTCATGCGCTGTGGTCGGGATTTTGACCAGGAGCTGGAAACGGTGCCGTGGTTGGGGCCTGTGGCGCGGCGCGTGATTCGTGAAATGGTGTCTGCGGCGATTCTCGTTGGCCCTAATGCTGGCGTGCGGTCGGTGTCTTCCACCACGGGGCAGGAGTCGGACAGCATCACCTATGCCGATGTGGACAGCGTGAGTTTCGGCGGTGTGCGTCTGACTGATGCGCAGCGTGCCCAGCTTGGCTTGTGTATGCCGGGTGGCGCTCGTGGGCATTTCCCGCCGCCGAGGTGTTGGCCGGAGGTGTACGCGTGGCCGAAACGATAATCGTTCATGGTGCCGCTGGTGGTGTGGATGACGATGGGTACCCCGTGGCCGGCGGGCCTAACCGTGAGGTTGTGGTGAAGTCGGTGCAGCCATTGTCTCTGACGGAGATGTCGGATGAGGACAAGCAGGGTACGAAGGACATTCTGCGTGTGTGGGCACCTGCTGGCACTGAGGTCGCTGATGGTGATGAGGTCACTGTTCGGGGTAAGCGGTACCAGGTGCGTATCACGGCGTGGGATTGGTCTAAGCATCGTCGCCCTGTGTACCGGCGGCATCGCCCATCGATGGTTTTTGATTGCGTGAGGGGTGAGGGCTAGTGGCGAAGGTTGGTAAGCCTCGTTTGGATATTCCGGATGAGTGGTACAAGGACAATCTGACTAGTCTTGCGCCGCAGCTCGCGGCGAAGGCGCAGGCGGTCGCTTCTGCTGTTGAGGGTGATGTTCCGGTGACGGTGACGATGAAGACTGACCGTCATGGGCGTCCTGTCGCGCTGGTGACGTTGGCTCATGCGAAGGGTCTGGCGATGCAGGCTAAGCGTGGCACGTTGACGCGTGCTGCTGCGTCGCAGGGGCTGGATGTGCACCGCTATAGCCAGGGGTGACGCGCTATGGATTATTTTGTGCAGCGTAATGCCCCTGAGGTCATTCGTCGTGCTTTGCGTGGCGTGATGGCGAAGCCGATTAGGGTCGTCGCGGCTATCCCGCAGGGGTGGTCGGTTGATGATGGCCCGGTAGTCACGGTGTCGAGTGATGGTTCTCCACGCTCGGGCCGTGCTACATCGACTGAGAATGTTCGTGTCAACGTTTATGGCAAGTATGAGCCAGAGGTTCGGCGGGTTGCCGCTGAGATTGATGCCTGGCTTCTTAACCCCCACAGTGTTGGGGGTTTTCGCATATCTCCTGGCCCGTTTCTCATCGTGAAGGATGAGGACGTTAAGGGCTGGGTTGCGGCTGTCACGGTTGTGGCCGCGTCTACTAAGAAAGGATTTAGAGGATGACTTCCCCTAACACTGACCAGGGCACTCAGACCCTGGAAACGGATCGCGCCCGGATGATTGATGTTTGGAAGGACGCGGAGGTCTACATCTCCACTGATGACGATCCGAAGATTGGCAATGATGGGTCGTTTGACCCGAAGGTGTGGAGCTTCATCGGATTGCTCAATGATGGTTCCGGCATTACGCAGGAGCCGGAGGTTGACCGCACTGAAATCAGCTCGTTCGGCGGCGTGCTGCAGCTGATTAATAACAAGTTCAAGAAGGACGTTCGTGGTTTCGATGCCCTTGAGATGAATGATGTGACGTTCCCGCTGCTGTGGCCGGGCTCTGTGTTCAAGGAGGGTAAGCCTGGTGTTCTTGTGGCGCCGGAGAACCCTGCTGAGGTGTTCATTGCGTTTAAGACCACTAATAGCTTCGGTGATGTCTACATTGATGTATCTCGTCGTCGTGCTCTGGTGTACGCAGAATCCGGTAATGAGCGTAACGATGATGGCGCTTCGGTAACTCAGTTTAAGGCTGAGATTCGTAAGGACCAGTACCGAGCTCTGTATGACTACCTGCGTCTGCGTGGTGACGATACTCCGGATGAGCTGCCGGATGTTATTCGTTTCTCGGCTGAGAAGAATGATTCTGGTGACGCTGCGGAGGAGGCTCCTTCTCTCGGCGCTGATGCTGACACTGAGGCTAGCGCTACTCAGTAATGCGATGGGGTAGGGGAGATTTTTGGCAGACCGCCCCTACCCCTCACCAACAATGGTCTGCCCAATTTTCCTGATTCAACAATTTCAATGTGAAAGGGTCTGCCATGACTACTCGCAAGAAGAAAACCGACGACACTATCGACCCGAAGGACGCCACCGGCGCGCAGGCTGAGGTCATCGAAGAAACCACCGGCGAAGCGGATGAGGTGGTGGAGTACCCCACGTTCACCATCGAGGTCAACGGTGAGGATATTGAGATTGAAGACCGTTGGACTCGTGAAGCAGCCCCCGGCGGAATGATGTTCGTATTCCATGAGCGCTACGCGCAAAAGTACATTCCGAGTGTGCTTGAGCAGCTCATTGGTGAGGACCAAGTGTTTAAGCTGATGGACCTTGGCCTGTCGGTTGATGAGTTCCGTGACGTGTTTTCGGCGTGGGGTGAGCGCCGCCAGGGAAAATAGATCTCCTGTACCTCATCGCTCAACATGAGGAATTGGTAGAGGTCGATTTTCAGCGCTTCTACCACCTGGATTACCGGGATTTCTACCGTGAGGATGGGGGAGCCTCGCGTATGACGCTGCGGCGCATGCTGTTGCTTGCGGAGCATTTGCCGCCGGAGTCGCTGTTTCATTCCATGATTTCCGACCGGCCACCGGTGAGTGAAGTGTCGTCAGTGCTGATGGATATTTGGTCAAGTCTGAACGGTCAGAAGCATCCGCGTTGGGAGCAGTTGAAGCGTGAGCGTCGCGCTAAGGAGCGTGAGCTTGCGATGCAGCGGGCGCGTGAGAAGGCCCGAAAGTTTAACGCCGCCAGGTGATTGCCTGTGCGGCCTTTTTTGATGGAGGTGTTCGCTCATGGCCGGTGCTGCTGGCTACGCTGTCCTGCCCACTACGATTTCGCTGGCGGGTATCGGCAAGGAACTGCAGGATAAGCTGCTTGCCCCCACCTCTAAGGCGGCGAAGAAGGCCGGCGACTCCATCGAGAAGGGCATCACTAAGGGCACTGATGATGCTGCGAAGCGGGTTGAGAAGGCCAACTATCGTGTGAAGAAGTCCTCGGAGGAGTTGGCTGATGCTGAGGCGAAGCGTAACTCTGAGGTTTTGAAGTCTCAGGCGGCGGCGAAGCAGTTGGAGGCTGCGGAGTCGAAGCTGTCTGAGATGAAGAAGTCCGGTAAGGCCAGCTCGGAGCAGTTGGCTAAGGCTGAGGGTGACGTGTTCGCCAAGCGTGCCCGGGTTGAGACTGCCGCGCAGAATGTTGAGAAGGCGGAGCGCGGCGTCGAGAAGGCCATGGCTGAATCGAAGCGGGCTTCTGATTCCCTCGCGGCGGCGCAGAAAGACCTCGAGAATGCCACGGATGAAGCCACCAGTGCGACCAAGGAGTTTGGTGACGCTGCGGCTGATGCTGACGGTAAGGGCCAGGGCTTTGAGGTCTCTCTGGGCAAGATTGCCGCTACCGGCGCGGTTGTTGTTGGTGCTGTGGGTGCTGCTGGTAAGGCTGCGTATGACATTGGTGCCCAGTTTGATGATGCGTATGACACGATTCGTGCTGGTACTGGTGCTAGTGGTGCTGCGTTTGAGGAGCTGCAGGATTCGATGCGCAAGGTCGCTGGCGAGTCCATTGGCGTTGGCTCCGATATGGGGGCTATCGGTACCACCCTAGCGGATCTGAATACGCGCCTGGGGCTGACTGGTGCGCCGCTTGAGGAGATGACGGCGCAGTTCATGCAACTGCAGAATCTCGGCGTGGATGCCGACATCAACGAGGTATCGAAGGCTATGAGCGGCTTCGGTATCGAGGCGAAGGACATGCCGGGTGCGCTGGATGAGCTGTTCCAAGTCTCGCAGGCTACCGGGTTGACAATTACTGAGTTGTCGCAGTCAGCGGTGAAGGCCGGCCCCGTGTTGCGTGGGTTCGGTTTCTCGATGTCTGATTCTGCTGCGCTTGTGGGCCAGATGGATAAGGCTGGTCTGGATGCGGATAAGACGTTGCAGTCGATGCAGCGTGCGTTGGCGGAGTTTGCGTCTGAGGGGCGTGACGCGCCGGAAGCGCTTAAGGAAACCATTGGGTCGATTGAGGACCTTATTAGTGCGGGTGATGATGCTGCGGCTATTGATATGGCGTCCGGCATTTTTGGTACTCGTGGTGCTGCCCAGTTTGTGGATGCGGTGAAGACCGGCACGTTGTCTGTGGATGATTTCATGGATGCGACCGGTGCCACGTCGGACACGATTGGGGGACTGGCGGAGGAGACTGCTGATTTCTCCGAGCGGTGGGACCAGTTTAAGAATCAGGCGATGTTGGCGCTGGAGCCTATTGCGGCGGCGGTTTTTGATTCTTTGGTTCCGGCTTTGGAGATTGCTCAGGGTGCGGTGTCTGGTGTTGCTGATGCTCTGAAGTTGCTAGGCGAGCATAAGGGCCCTGTGCTGGGCGTCGTGGGCGCTCTTGGCGCGCTGACGGCTGGCATGGCTGCTTATAACGCGGTGCAGAGCTTTAAGGCTGCTGGCGGATTTGTCGGCGTTATGAAGTCGATGAAGACCGCGATTATGGAGACCACTGTCGCGCAGAATCTTCTGAATACGGCGATGTGGAAGTCGCCGATTACGTGGATTACGGCGGCGATTGTTGCGGTCGGTGTGGCGCTGTGGGCGTTCTTCACGAAGACGGAGACGGGCCGCAAGATGTGGGAGTCCTTTACGGAGGCTCTTGGCGCTGGCTGGGATTGGGTGGTTGAGAAGTTTAAGGCTAGCCTGGATTGGGCGAAGTCTACTTTCGGCCCGGTGTTTTCCCAGATTGGTGACACTGTTTCCGGTGCGTGGGATACCACGGTGGAGAAAGTCACTGGCGCTATCGACAAGGTGAAGGAAATTGTTTCCGGCGCTTTGGAGTTCTGGAAGTCCGGCGATTCCACTGACTACGCCGAAGCTCTGGGCATGAATCCAGATTCCCCAATCTTCACGTATCTTGAGCTCTTCCGCGACAAGCTGGTCGCGCTGAAGGACTTCGCTGTTGAGGCATGGGGCTTCATGTCCGAGAAGTGGGGCGAGTTCACCACTGGTTTTGGGCAGTTCTACGAGACGTGGATCGCCCCGATTGTGTCCTTCATGGGGGATGCGTTCCAGGTGCTGGGCACTGTTGTGGTTGGCGCGTTTAAGGGGATTTGGTCGGCGATTGAGCTCGTCGGCTCGATTATCTCAACGGTGTGGTCGTCGGTGATTCAGCCCACCCTGTCGGTGTTTATGTCGGTGGTGCAGGGCGTGGCGTCGTTCGTCGCCCCGATTTTCACCGCGGTGATTGGTGGCGCGTTCCGCACTCTGGGCACTCTCATTTCTGATATCTGGAGTGGGATTATTAAGCCGACGTGGGATTTCTTCCGCAACGCGGCTGGCCTGCTGGCGGACGTTCTCACCGGGAACTTCTCGAACATTGGGAATCGTTTCTCGTCGATGGGTGATGCCATTTCTAATGTGGTGCGCGGCGCTATCAATGCGGCGATGAATCTCTTCAAGTCGATTTTCGACAATGCGAAGGGTGTTGTGTCCGCGTTTGCTGACTCTGTCGGCAACATGGTGTCCGCTGTGCGCGGCAAGATTGGCGAGATGATGAGCCTGTTCGGGCAGATTCCGAGCAAGATTCAGGGCGTCTTCGCCTCCGCCGGCACGTGGCTGGTCAATGCCGGTAAGAACATCATCAGCGGCTTAATTAATGGTATTAAGTCGATGTTTGGCCAGGTGGGTAATGCTATCGGGTCGATTATGCCGGACAAGATTCGCGGCATGATGGGCTTCGCTAGTGGTGGCCTCGTCCTCGTCGACGGTGGCATCACCCGCGCATACATTGACGGCGGTATCGACAAGCTGGAGCGCTACGCCAACGGCGGCACCAGGGAGGACCACCGGGCGCAGATTGCTCGCGGCGGCGAGTGGCGTGTGTGGGCGGAGCCGGAAACCGGCGGAGAGTCCTACATCCCCCTCGCCAAGTCGAAGCGCAAGCGCTCCACCCAGATTCTTGCCAAGACCGCGGACATCTTCGGCCTGACTGTCCTGGACAAGGACGGCCAGCGGATTACCCCGGCCCCGTACTCTGCGGTGGCACCGATGCGTGCCCACTATTTCGCTAATGGTGGCGTCGTATCCTCCAAGGAACTGCTGGCGTTCGCTAGTGGTCAGAATGTGAAGGGCAAGCAGGCTCCCGCTTCGCTCGAGGGGTACCCCTACACCTGGGGCGGTGGACTGCTAGGCAACTGGGGTGACTGCTCGGGCATGATTTCCGGCCTGGCGGCCTTCATCGTCGGCCTGAACATTGCCGGTCGAAAGTTTGCGACGGGTAATGAGGGCCAGGTGCTTTCGCAGATGGGCTTCTCGTCGGGCCTGTCGCCCGGCAAGTCCGCGTTCGAGGTCGGGTTCTTCAACGGTGGCCCCTACGGTGGCCACACCTCCGGCACAATCTATGACGCGAATGGTCGTGCGACGAATGTGGAGATGGGTGGCGGTCGCGGTAACGGACAGATTGGCGGTGCTGCTGCCGGTGCTCGTCACTCCCAGTACACGGATCGGTATTGGATTGGTCTGAAGGATAAGCCTCCGGTGCCGCCGAAGATGAATGAGATTCTTCCGATGGCGGAGACCGGTGAGATTGACACTTCTCTGGTCACGGGTGAGTCCACATCATCGGGTTCTGCGTCGCAGACGGTGAAGCTGTCGCCTGAGGAGGCGGCTATCGCGACGGCTGCGAACGAGCTGGGCGATAAGTCCGTTGTGGAGCACCTTACTGAGGGTCTGCTGGATATGGCGGGTCTTGGTGGTGGCCTGCTGGCGAAGATTCTTCTGGGTAAGCCGGGGGATTGGTTGCCGTCGGGTGACGCCATCATCACTGAGAAGCAGGTTCAGGTTCCGACTTCTGCGAAGCAGGAGGAGCCGAAGGTCGATGTGGATAAGTCGGTGGCTCCGGCTGTTGTTACTCCGGATGAGGCTCGGAAGGCTAAGACTGCGGAGTGGGGTCAGGAGTTCTTCGTGAGTGAGATTGCGGAGGCGGCGAAGCGTCTTGGTGTGGGTGCTAAGGGCGCGAAGATTGGTGTGGCGACGGCGCTTGTTGAGTCGGGTAATCCGATGAAGATGTGGGCTAACCGTGCTGTGCCTGAGTCGCTCAAGTATCGTCACGACGCTATCGGCTCTGACTACGATTCCGTGGGCCTGTTCCAGCAGCGTGATAACGGCGCTTGGGGAGAAGTCTGGCAGCGCATGGACCCGTACGAGAGTGCTGCGATGTTCTTCCGCCAGCTGCACACCTTCAAGTGGCAGGACATGGAGCCTGGCGCCGCGGCGCAGAAGGTTCAGGTGTCCGCTTTCCCTGGCCGCTATGCGCAGCAGATGGGCCTTGCCGAGGAGCTGGTCAATAAGACCGGTGTCTTCGGTGGTGGTTCGTCTGCTACGAAGCCGGAGGTTCAGCTGAAGGGCGCGTTCCAGGAGTTCTCTTCTGCGTGGGATGGTGCCGATGCTGGCCTGGTGGATACCTCCCTGCTCTTGCGTAGTGAGGATGCTGCTAAGGCGATTCTCAACCTGATTGAGGAGCGCGGTAAGGCGAAGACCGGTGTCGCCGCTAAGGACGCCTCGCCGGTGGCCTCCTACAAGCACCTGATGACGACGGGTGACTACGACGGGCGCATGGCCCAGATTGGTATCCATGAGGATGATGACCTCGTCGGTGCTGTCATTGATGCTCGCCGTGCTGGTGCGGTGTACGACCAGGGCGGCTGGTTGAAGCCGGGCGGTATTGCGGTGAATCTGTCGAATGAGCCGGAGCCTGTGTTTAACGGTGACCAGTGGCGTGAGATTAAGCGCGGTGGCCTGAATGGTGAGCAGGGTATGACCCTTGTGGTCAATCTTGAGGGCCAGGAGGTTCTGCGTAAGCGCGTGGACAAGGTTGAGGGTGAGGTCACTATCAACACCGAGGAAATCAGCAAGCTGCGTCGTCGTACTGGTGTGGCTGTGGCTGCGACTACTAGGGGAGGTGCGATGTAATGGTTCATCCCGTGAGGTTTGGTTCCGGTTTCTCGGGATACGAGTTGCCGGACCCGCCGGGCTACAAAGTGGTGTATACCGCGCCGCACCATCCTGGTGAGCAGTTCATCCTGCACTCCATGCTTGACGCGGAGGCTGATGAGCAGCGCGTCGTCCTCAAAGAGGGTGGTTTCGGGGATGGTGTTGGCGGGGTGGAGTTCGCTTCGGCGGAGTCCGTTACTCGATATGGTTCCCGTGTGCTTGGGATGAAGGTGCCGGCGTTTACCGGCTCTCTGGATGTGGTTGTGCGTCCTGGTCCTGATGGGTCTGTGATGGAGACTCTGCGTGATTGGCGTAACTCGTGGTCCTATTTTGAGGATGGCCTGTTGAAGGTTGTTGCTCGGGATGGTGGTGACCGTGAGGCGCGGGTCAGGTTGGTGGAGTTTGGGGAGGTTGAGGTTGATCCGTCCGGTGTGACCCTTATTGAGGATAGTGTTCAATATCGTTGCCTTGATGGGTACTGGACGGGTGGTGTTACCACATACACGGGTAACGTCACTGTGACGACTCCCGGCGACCTTCCCCCGAAACTTCGGCTGCGCTGGGATGGGCAAGCCACCGCCTTCTCCCTACCAAGTGGACTGAGCTTGAGTCTGGCTACTGGGCCGGGTGTGCGGTGGATTGACCTTGAGCGCGGCATGCAAGGACAGGTGACGGATGAGGACGGCAACGTCGATACCGGAACCTGGTCCTCACTGCGCGGTGTGCTTGTGGGGGAGACGCTGCAGCCGCATACGAAGAATAATTTCCAACTGGGCGCGGGGCTGACTCTTGAAGTCACCCCGCGTTACTTATCTCCGTGGAGGTGACCTGTGGTTGACTGGCAACAGCATAAAGCCCACCGTGAAGCGGTCATGCAAGCCCACGGCCAGTATGTCGGACTGTACGACAAGAATTGGGAGCCGGTGCTCGATATTGAGGATTGGCTGGAAGCGGAGTGGGGTGGCATTTTCGCTGACGTGGGCAATATGTCCATGACCCTGCCGGGTGAGGTATCACCTGGTGTGGTCAACCCCGTGGTGGATTATCTTTTGCGCGATGATTTGCGCAACCTCGATAAGGGCGGCAGCCTTGATGCACTCATCCATGGCGCGGTGCATGTCGTGGTGGAGCGCCCCGGCCTACGTCGCCGTTGCTACCGCATCCTAGAGATTAGCCCGCACGGTGGCGACCCGGAGGGCAACCCCGCCGAGGTGGAACTGTCCGGCGTGGACTCGATGGAGCATTTGAAGCATTTGCCGTTGTGGGCGGACCCGTCGAACCGCTCGAAGGTGGTTCAGGCTCAGTGGGAGGACCGTCAGAACGGTAGTGCTGAGAAGGTTAGTCGTAAGCTGATTGGGCGCAACCTGATTGGCTACCAGCAGCCCTCGCTGCTGGGCACGATGTTCTCGTGGACGGACAAGTACACCACCCCTGAGCAGTGGAAGGACTTCAACCCTACGATGCACCCGGTGGTGTGCTCGCCCGTCATGTCGGGCAACCGCTCTGAGTGGTGTGTGGTGTCCGCGAGGTGGGATAACGCGTGGGATTTGCTTAAGGCTACGTGGGCGGCGGCTGGTGTGCAGCCTTTCGCGTGGCTGTGGCTACCCGGCGACCCCCAGCCCTTCCCTGAGTACACAACACTGTCTCTGCCGACGACGATTATCGACTTCGCCCCCAGGGCTACAGTCACCGGCGCTGCTGGCATCGTTGGGCAAGCGTTCCGTCAGTTGAAGCGGACGATTAGCAGTGATGACTTCATAACCTCTGTGACGGAGTTTGCGGACGTTGATGTACGCAATGCGGACGGGCGTAAGCCGTGGGTGGTGTACACGCTGATGGATGCGCCGAGCGTGCAGGTTCGTAAGTCCACTGACCATAGGTTTCTTGTTGGTGGTAAGTCTCCGGGCATGGTGAACAAGGTCGTCAACATTGGTATTAAGTCGGCTATCGCGGCGGCTGTGTCAGCTGTGCCGGTGATTGGTGGGCCTGCTGCTGAGGCGATTAAGGGAGCGGGTGAGCTGGCGGCGGAGATGTCCGCAGACCGCCTGTTTGTCCTCAACGAGTACGTGGACAAGAACCGCCAGTTCCACTATGGCCGCTCGCGTTTCACCGCGGTGTCCAAGCCGGGTGAGGCCAACACGGTCGACTCGCTTCAGAAGGCGTGGCAGGCGAAGCAGGAGACCGAGGGTGGCATCAGTGCCGAGTTCTCCATCGACAGCCCTGACCCGTATTTGCCTGGGCGTGATTTTGACCTGGGCGACACGATTGGTGTTACCGCATGGGGCGTCGTCTGGGCCGCATACGTGTCTGGCCTGACGTGGACCTCGAAGCCAGGGCAGGAGGTCGGCTGGCAACTGCGTATCGGTGACTACGCTTCGCTCGCGTCGCCGGGCGAGTTGTACCAGGCCAACAAGGAAAACATCCGCGCCGTCATCGGCAGGCTGGCCGTGACAAAGGGAGGATAGAGATGGATTACCGCTACATCGTGCCAACGGAAGTACCAGAGTCGGAGCATCCGTATGCGGGCCTGTTCCTCGGCATCGTGCCCGAGGGCTACGAAACGAGAGCAGCGCGCCACATCTTTGATGAGCTTGGTGCGCGCTTCGAGGTGGGGGAGCCGGAGACCATCACCATGAGCTGGGCGGTGGACTTCGATACCGATAGTGACCGCACCCGCGCCAACGTTGGGGACATCATGGACATGGTGGTTCCTGGTGCGGATAGGCGCGGTGTGCGCATCGTGGAGGGTCATCTACCACCCGGTATTAGGTTGGAGCGCCACACCGGCAAACTCGTCGGCGTGTTCTCCCGCCCCGGCCTGTACGACGTGACCCTCATGCTCGGCCCCGCGGTGAAACTCGACCCACTCGGCGGCAACGGAACACCAGGCGAAGCTGTGGCGTGGATACCCATCAATCAGCAGAGGGCTAGGGCTGAATCATCGACGCCCGCGCCTAAGACACTCGCAGACCTAACCGCTCTAGAGCTCTCCCAGCTAGCCGCCGAGGCCATGCGCCTAGAGCGTCTCAAAGCGATGGAGGAGCTAGACGATGGGGATTAGGCCAAACCAGGGCGACGAGGTTGAGCGTAATTACCGTGTCGATGGCAGCACCGAAGCCCAGCAACTAATCCACGAAGCGGAGCACACCGGCAACGAAGCAGGCAAAGTCTTCGCAGAGATTGACGCACAAGCTAGCTCCTCCAACAAGGGTATGAGCGAGCTTTCAAAAAGGGTCGCAGCACTGGAAGACAAGACCATCACTAGCGCTGTTCTCACCACCGGCGATAAGACGGGTTCATGGGCACCGTGGGATAAGTCTACGTGCCCGCCATGGCTCACCATCGGCGCAAGTTCCCTCACCATTCCGGAAGGCCGCTGGCGAATCGAAGTACTTAAAGGCCAAGTTGTCATCTACGAGAACGGGGCACTGAAAGACCGAGCTCCTGCCGGGTGGGATGGGGTGATTCTTGGTTCCTCCCAGGTCTATGACGGCACCGGAAACGCCACCCTCATCGTGACCAAGCTATATTAATCCAAAGGAGACAAGTCATGGCAGTAAAACTTCAAGGTAGACTTACCGACATCACCACGAGGCCGGTGGAGGATGTCACGTCGGTGTACGTGAAAACCCCGGTTATTCGGCCCGGGGATAAGGGGGCTATTTCCACTACACAGCCCCGGAAAGTGGATGTAGACCAGTCTGGGGAGTTCACGCTCACCACTGTGGCCGGCAAAGGCTGGCTGTATATTGAAGGCCCTGGCTGGTCTGACTCTATCCCGTTCGTCGCCGCCGAAGGCATGAAACTGTTCATTGAGGCCTGGGCGAATGCGTCTAGCTCGGGTGGCGTGTATGCCATCATTAAGGAACTTATCGATGCGATGGGTGGCGCCACCGAGCAGGAACTCCAAGACCTAGTGCAGCAGGCGAAGATGTATGCAGATGCAGCTTCTCGTGCTTCTGCTGCAGAATCGGTGTGGGATAAGGGGATGATTTCCGCAAAGACGGATATTCTCTCGCTTGCGCCGGGCCGCTATGGGCTTACGTCTGGTGCTGTGGCATCTTCGATGGGCCTGCCGGGTAACGCGCCGGGTGTGCTCATTGTGGATTATTTGGATGGGCCAAACGGGCGTTTGTATGGGCGTTTCTGGTGGGAGCACAAGGACAATACGTATGGGCGTATCCGCTACTCCGCGACGTCTTACAACGGATCGTTTAGTGGGTGGCTGGCAGATAATACGTGGCATAAGATGCCTTTGACCACCTCCGATAAGCTGGTTGAATTGCCGCCTGGGCGCTACCCGGTCGTGTCGGAGGACGTGGCTAAGGCACAGGGCCTGCCGTGGAGCGGTATGGGCTATTTAGAGATGGAGTGGCTGGGCACGAGCGCATTCCAGCGCGTGGACTGGTGGACAGGTGTTAACCCAACTCACCATTGGCGTATCTCCATCTACAACAAGTCTATGAGTGCGGCTACGTGGGAGCACCTGCACGGTGCAGACACCGGCGAAGATGAGGCAAATGCCTACCAGCTGGCTGGTGCGGACGCAGCTATTGAAGCCATGATCACCACCCACGACCCCACCAACTCCTACGTGGCTGACCATGCCGCCCTCGTGGGGGACTTGAAGCGCCGTATCGGGCCGGTCAATGTGGGTGAGGCCGGCGCGCTCGCGTTGGTCTTTGACCACGGCACCACTGCGTTCCGTGATTGGGTATGGCCAGAGCTGAAAAAGCGTAATTTGGTGGGCACTATGGCGCTCTGCCCCGAAGTCCACCTCGACGGCAAGGGCGATTCTCGACACCGCGCCACCAACGACGAAATCAAAGCGTGGATAGGTGAAGGCCTTGCTATCGCCTCACACTCCGGCGACCACGGCGGGGCGAAGACCACAACGGATCTTTACCGCCAGATTGTCGTTTCCAAGCAAGCACTCGAAACCAAGCTGGATACGAAGGTGGATTGTTGGGTACAGCCCGGTTACTCACTTGAGGGCGGAAACTACAAGGGCTTTGGCACAGGGCAGCTAGCCACTGACTACACCGACACCATGGCAGGCCGTCTTTTGCAGCAAACCTACCCGGTCATCACCGGATACGTGGGGGATGATTACCTTTACCCGATGCAGGAACTGCCGGTAGGTGTGCAGCGCTCCCTCATGGAGCGAAAAGACTCCGTTGCGCAGGTGCGTGACTACGTGCAGCAGGCAGCAGACCAAGGGCTAAAACACATCAGCTTCATCCACCCCTACGTCTTGGTCGATGAGTCTGACACCTACGCCACCAAGCAGGATTATATTGACCTTCTTGACCTCGTAGTACAGCTACGGGACACAGGGAAACTGAAAGTCCTCACGCTCCCGCAGTTAGCAATCGCAGAAAAATAACACACAAGCCCCGTTGACCGCACTGGTCACGGGGCTTCAATCATGCCCAAAAGGAGGGACAAAATGGTCACAATGCCAGTACCCAAGGGCTTCGTGGTCACAAGCCCATACGGCCCTAGGTGGGGCACGATTCATTACGGTGTGGACTACGGCGTCGCTGGCGGCTCAGGCGGCAAACCAATCTACGCGATTAAGGACGGCACCGTCATTCAGGCCGGGGCGGCGTCGGGTTTCGGGCAGTGGATTCGTATTGACCACCCCGCAAGCGTTGGGGGTAATGAGTCAGTCTACGGGCACATTATCCCTGAGGTGACCACGGGACAGCAGGTGCGCGAGGGGCAGCGCATCGGGCGGATTAACCCCAACTCGGCCACTAACGGCGGTGTGGCACCTCATCTGCATATCGAAGTGTACAAGTACTCGTGGGTGCCGCCTGCTCGTCGTGTTCTTGGGCAGACGATTCTTGACCCGCAGGAAGTCCTACGCGGGGCGAAGTGGCCGGGGGAGGCTCAGCCCACCAATCAGACCAAGTTGAAACCGGAGGCCGGAACATTGTTTGGCGTTGACGTTAGTGAGCACCAGGACGGAATGAGCCTCAAGCACGCGAATCTCGAGGGTATCGACTTCGCCATCATCCGCACCACGGACGGAACCTACAAGGACAGGTGTTACCGCTCGCATCTGGATGATGCTGAGGGCGCGGGGATGCTTACCGCTGCGTATCACTACCTCCGTAATCCCAGCGAGGGCACCGGCGTGGCGCAGCAGGTGCAGGCCTCCCTGGAAGTCATGGGCGACAAGAAACGCCCGATGTGGATTGACGTTGAGACCAACGCCGGTCTGCACGTTGACCACATCCGCCAGTGCAAGCGCGAGTTCGAGAAGCACGGCGTGCGCGTCATCGGCTGCTACTCCTACGTCCCGTATTGGGAGGGGCGCATCGCCCCGCGTGAGCCAGACAGCCACGAGTTCGGCGCGTTCTGGGTCGCCGCCTACGGCACCAACCCCCGTGGCAAGCCCCACGACATTTACCCCGGCGACCAGCACCGCCAATGGGACTACCCGCTCGGCAACCAGAAACCGGCGCTCTGGCAGTTCGGCAGCAACGCCCTAGTCGCCGGGCACAGTGTAGACATCAACGCTTTCAGGGGCAGCAGGGCACAGCTGGAAGCACTATTCACAGGCAAACAGAAGGAGGAGCTAAGCATGGCCGATATTCAAAGAATCCTCGACCACATAGACCGCAAAACCGAGGAGACCAAGCGGTACGTTGATATTCGAATCACCGGCCCCATCGGCTCGGATGTGAAGGACATTCGCCAGCAAATCACAGGCGGGCGCGACAAGATTGTCCGCGAGGACGGCACCGTAGACATTGAGGCCTCGTACCCCGGCTGGAAGCACCTAGGGGTGAATGAGAAGGGCAAGGGGATTACCCCGGTTGACGCCCTGGCCCTCATGACTCAGATTCTTGTCCGTATTGAGCGCAAGCTCGACCAGCTCCTAGGAGGCAAGCGATGACCCGACCCTCACCAATGCTCACTGAGGTGGGCGAGTACGTCGCTGGCGCGGTGGCTGCGGAGCTGGTGGCTCAGCCGTGGTGGCTACGCCGCAAAGCCACGATAATGCTCATTTTGCAGGCGGCGTCATGGCTATCCGGCGCGTTACCCGTGTATTTTGCTGGTGCCCCTGTGTGGTTCATCCTCGTCACAGGCTTCATCGGTACTACCCTCACCACGCTCATCAACGCCCTCACCGTTGACGGTGTCACCCCAAGCATGGAGGGCCGCCTTGCCGAGCAGGCCCAGGCCGCAGAAGCCGAGGCTACGGCCCCACCCTTGCCGGTCTACACCGGGCCAACCACAGCAGGGGAGCAGTCGTGAGATGGGAGAGCGCTAAACGCCGCGCCGCACGGTGGCTCGTCTCCGACGCCGCTGGCCTCCTAGCCCTCGGAAGTATCTCCATTGCACGCGGCATGTCCTACACGCCGGTGCTGGTTGACCCTGAGCGCAAGCCGACGCATTTCATGGAGAGTGTGCTTAACCCCCCGGCGTGGGCAGTGGTGTGGATCCTCATGGGGCTACTCTGCCTGTGCGCCACGCGGGTACCGAAGCTCGTACCCTCTGCTGTTGGCGCGGTGGTGGGGCTGCACTCCATGTGGGCCTTGAGCTTTATCTTCGCCACGGTATTCGACGACCTCCCCCGGGCCTGGGTGTCCTCCCTCGGATACATCGGAATCGCCACCATGACCCTCTACGCGTACGGGCGGGGGCAGACTAGTCAGGTCACAGTCACAGATGGGAGATGATGGTATGCCAGTAGACGGGCCGCTGGCAACAGTTATCGTCGGCGTGATTGGTGTCATCGGCACACTTATTGGTACTCACCTGACGGAGAAAAGCCAGAAGAAAAAGACGGAAATCGAGGCCAGAGGCCCAGAATGGGAGTCATTCACTAATAGTATTCGTGCGTGGACGAATGAGCAGCTGAAAGAACGCGACAAGTCGATTGCGGAGATGCGGGGCGAGATTGCGGAGCTGCGTGACAAATTGGAGGTGTGGAAAAGCCGCTACTTTGTCGCCGTGAATCATATCCGCCAGTGGCGACTGCGCCACCCGGAGAGCGTTGACGAGCTGCCTATCCCAGACGAGCTAGAAAACGACTTTTGAAAGTCTTTGAAGTTTTAGCCCTCACCCTGTACGGGTGGGGGTCTTTTCTGCGTTTTAGGGGGTTTCTGCCACAGGGAAGAAATTCCCCGAACCTCGGGATTCCCACCCAGGAGGCCTATACCGCTTAAGACGCTGATGGGCGGTTACGCGCTTCATTCCCAATGACTCCGCCAGTGAGCGGAGGGACACTGATGAATCCTCTAGGATTTTGTGCGCAAGCTCGGACCACTCAGGTATCCCAGGGGCAGCATTCAATACGTCGATTTCCTGCTGCGTGAGAGGCCTACCCCGCCGCGATTTAAGAGCAGCCACACGTCCCGCTTTCGCCCCCGCAGACCGATTCCGACTAATCTCACGCGACGCCTCCACCGCTTTAAGTGGGTTGCGGTGGGCGTCCAAGTCCGCGAGATGCTTACTGGAGTGCTTTTCCCACGAGGTGCGCATATTACCACGCACCTGCCGGGATACAAGAGGCTTTTGGGCATGTAGACCGTGACGCTCGCGATAGTCGGCAACCTTGATTTTATGGCCCAGGCTGACATGGGTAGAGAGGTGCTTGAATCGCTTGCCGTACTCATGGCATAGGAGGCCGTCGGGGTTTTCGTCGATTATGCCGTATTGGCCGTGTCCGTCTTTGTCGCCGACTTTCATTAGCGGCTCATTTTGCTAATCGCTTGTGGGGAGACGTTGGCGGCGCGGGCCACGCTGGCTTTGCTGGCACCGGCGGCAATGGCGGCGCGGATAGCTTTGTCACGCTCCTGGCGGAGCGCCTCAGCGGTGTCCGCAGCGTGCTGATATGCGAAGGCGGCTTCCTCCACGTCGGCGAGCTGGAGTTCCCCCAAATCCCCGGCGGCGCGGGCGGACTTCACAGCACCGATGAGGAAGTCTGCGTCGGCTTCGCTGATAGCGTCCTCGTCAATGTCGCGGTCGTCCAGCTCTTCGATTTGGGTGATGTAGGTGCGGAGTACGTCTGCGGCGGCGTCGGTGTCCATATCGAGCATGTAGTGCAGGGTTTCAGCAAGGTTGTTGATGGTGGTGCCCTCCTCCTCGCGGAGGTTGACGGTGGGCACGTCCCAGACGTGGCAGGCGAGGCCTTCTAGGATGTCGGCGGTCAGGGGGCGTGGCTCCGTGGGGACTTCGTCCTCGTCCAGCTCGGATTCGTCTAGTGGGTAGACCGCTTCGAATTGGTCTTGGTAGTCGCCGTATTGTGGGTCGCGGCGGTTGTCCTCGTGGTAGTCGATGAGTTGACGGCGAAGGTCTTCGAGGGTTTCGCCGGTCAGAGTGCGTTCTTTGTTGATAGTGGTGAGGGTGTACATGGTGGTGGTTCCTTTCTGGTGGGGTAATGGTCTGGTGCCCGGCGGGGGAGTCGAACCCCTGCTGCGACCTTCCGGGCTGCTTCTTAGAGGGCGTTGTTGGCGACTACGCCCCAGAAGTCGGCGTCCTGGTCAATGTGGAAGCCGTTGTCGCCGACGATGATGAGTTCATCTGCGATGGTGTCCACGTCGTGCTCTGCGGCCCATTCGCCGAGCGGCTCAATGATTTCGCGGAGGACGGCTTCGTTCTTGGTGGTGTAGGTGATGGTGGTCAT